ACATGGACGTACCGTTGTCATACATTGTTGCCGGAATAATTTGCTTTGAGCAAGCGTGGTCAATCTTGGAGAACGAAAGTTCATGCCGAAGTGAGAAGGACGGTATGTTCTGGAAGTTGTTACAAAGAATAATGATAGATAAAACGGAAAAACATTTCGATATAAATCTCGACGACTTGAAAGATAAAAATGAATCAGAAAAAGAACAAGAAAATGGAGATAAACAGGTTTAAATTCTATACTTGTATAAGAGGGAATATCTTCGGCAAACTTTCACAGTCGCAGGTCGATAGTATAAACGCTATTTTAGACGAGTGCGAAGACATTACTGACGAGAGATGGATTGCGTATATATTTGGTACTGTCTATCACGAAACAGCGCATAAAATGCTGCCAATTGAAGAATATGGTAAGGGGAAAAATAAACCTTACGGTAAAAAGGTAAAATACAACGGAGAATCGTATGAGTATCCAGACAAACTCTATTATGGTCGTGGATTCCCGCAGCTTACTTGGTACGAGAATTACGAGCTATTTGGAAAAATCTTGGGAATACCACTGCTTGAACAACCCGAATTAGCATTAAAACCCGATATATCAGCAAAAATTTTGGTAACAGGTATGACGAGAGGATTGTTCACGGGTAAGAAACTTGCAGATTATTTCAATTCTGAAAAGGAGGATTGGATAAATGCGAGACGCATTGTAAACGGATTAGATAGGGCGAATGATATAGCTAATCATTCTAAAAAATTTCTACATTGTATTAGGATAAGCAATGAACGTCTTTAAAAACATACTGACAGGCGAGTTGCATATCGCAGAAAATAAACTTCGTGCTTGGCTTCACTTTTCTTATGAAGCAAGAAGAAACGGAAAAGAAAGACCTACGATGAATGATATTGTAAAAATAGATATTGATAAACGAATAATCGACTTTAAAAGTAAGAAAAGATGAAGATAAACTATAAAATTTCGATAGCACTAAAAATCATACTAATAGCACTTTTGTTATTAATTATTTCAGGTTGCAAGACGAAAGAAGTGCTTGTGCCGACTGAAAAAACGGTTATCGAGTACCGAGACCGTACGTTTGTAGATAGTGTGTACAACCGTGATACATTATATCTATTCGCTAAAAACGACACGGTGTACTTACAATCGATTAAATGGCGGGAGCGGTTTAAAATAGATACGGTAAGGTATGAGAAGATAGATTCAGTACCTTATTTCGTTGAAGTTATTAAAGAGGTGAATGTTTTGACGAAATGGCAAAAAATTAGGTTACAGCTGCTGAATGTTATAGCATTAGCCATAATAATAATTGCAATTATAAAACTAAAACGATAGAATAATGCCGAACAAGAAATATACTTTGAACCATGCCTAATCAAAAGTACACATTGAACGATGAAGAAATGGAATTCATTGCGTCTTTAAGATGCGAATCGATATCGAACTACAAGAAAAGAAAAGACAGACCGACCTACAGGGTAAGGATAAACCCGGAAGAGGTAAAACTGTTAGAAAAATTCAGGAAAAATCAGAAATATATTTTGGATCTTAAAATATCGGACAGTAAAATACCCCGTATCCTTGTGTTCGATATGGAAACCGCTCCAATGAGAGCTTATGTATGGGGCAAATGGAAACAGGATATAGGTTCAAGTCAGTTCATATCGGGATGGTATATATTATCATGGGCAGGCAAATGGCTAAACAACAAAAACATTATGAATGATGTTTTGACACCCAATGAAGCCGTTAATGAAAATGACAAAAGAATAGTAAGGTCATTATGGGAAGTCTTCAATCAAGCGGATATTGTCATTGCACATAATGCGTCAAGATTCGATGTGCCAAGAATGAACACAAGGTATATCTTAAACGATATGATGCCGCCCACACCTTATAGGGTAATCGATACGCTTGTTGTTGCAAGAAAGACCTTTGCTTTCACATCGAACAGTCTTGACGACCTGGCCGGATATTTCAATATCGATCATAAGAAAGAAACATCATTCGAGTTGTGGGACAGGTGCGTAAACGGCGACCAGGAAGCACTTGATTATATGGCGGAATACAATATTAAAGATGTGGATATTCTTGAACAAGTTTATTTGAAGTTAAGGCCGTACATAAAGAATCATCCCAATCTATCGCTATACCTAGAAAACGAAGACGAAACATGCCCTTATTGCGGATCAACCAATGTGGCAGAAACAGGCACGTTCACTTACACAAATGTTTCAAAGTTTTCTAATGTTCGATGCTTGGATTGTAATGCGATAGCAAGAAGAAGGATATCAGAATATCCGAAGAAAAAAAGAAAGAATCTTATAACATCGTGTTAAACTTTCTTAAATTATTTGACATTACGGATATATTTCTTATCTTTACGGAAAAACAATAACAATGGCAAATATATTATTCAACACAGACATGATCGAATCCTACGAAAGAAGGATTCAGGTCGAAAAACTTACCCCTATCGGAAGGGAAATTTTGGAAAATTATAAACCAATCAGGGTTGATGAAAGAACGATTAAATTTGTCAAACCGAAAAACTATAAGTCATCGTTTTCACGAAAAATTTCCCAAAATGGCAAAGAAAATGATATTAAAAAATAAAAAACTTTTCAATTTGTGATGCGAAAAATAAGTAAATCACAAACACAAAAAAAATGCCAAATTGGCGGAAATTAAAAAGGGGATGGACAAAAGATGTTTCTTCTGTGGCATGCATGGATACGACCTTTGCCATATATTAAGCCGCAGTTTATTTCCACAATATTACTATATAACCAGGTTGTCCAAAAAGTACAACCTGAAGACGTTGGCCGGGTAAAAAATTATTTCGGAAGATGAGACAGAAATATAAAAATACGAAGTATCACGGTTACGCATCGAAGAAAGAATATTATCGTGGAAACGAGTTAAAATTACTTCAAAAAGCGGGTGAAATTTCTAATCTAAAAGAACAGGTTGCCTACGAACTTTTACCATCGCAATATGAAGTGATAGATGGAAAGAAGAAATGCATTGAACGATCGGTTAAGTATATCGCCGATTTTCAATACATAGATAAAGATGGCAATTTAGTGGTTGAGGATACCAAAGGATTTAGGACACAATCATACATTATAAAAAGAAAACTTATGTTATATATTCACGGAATAAAAATAAAAGAGCTATGACAACCAATTTCGATAAAACATTAATCGAGGCAATTAAATCAAAAGACATTAAAATAGAAAATCTCGTAGTCGATTCAAGCGGTGTGGTAAAATTAAAAATAATCATGCCGACACCAGAAGACGAATTACTCAACGAATTACTTATATATTCAGTTTGTAACAAAGTAAAATCGTAATGGCAAAAAAAGAAAATCTAACGCCTAAATTGATGAAACAGTTTGGGTGTGAATCGAAAGATGTTTATTTCGCCATATTGGTATCACAGGGAATACCCGATACTGAGGCTTACGTGGCGATATTTCAGCCCGAAATGCTCGGGACGAGTGTAGCTACCTTAAAGAATAGACACTTGCGAGAGAACCCTCAAATTAACTCTCTCATAACTTATTTATCTCACAAAAAGATAGAAACAGACATTCAGGAGTCGATAAACTCCGAAGATGTTAAAGCTTTGGTTGAGAAATATAAGGATAAAGACTTCATAATCGCAGAGTTAATCAAGTCTCTTAACGGTTTACAAGGCAAAGAAAGAGCGGAGATTCTAAACAAAATTGCCGACCTGCAACAAATGAAAAAAGAAGAAACCAAAACAGAAGAAGAAAGAGTACATTATTACCTCCCACTTCGGGTTTGTAAGGATTGCAAAAACAGGCATAAAATTGTGTAAAAAAAATCCAGAAAAAATTTGGAGAATAAAAAAATAGTTTGTATATTTGCCAAGAAATTGTGGCGAGAATGGAAAAAATAAACCTATAATTAGGATTTAGAACAGCCGTTTAAGCAATCATTCTCGCCACAACAAGATTAACCACAAAATGCTTTTACGGTTGTTCTCTTTTATACTATGAGGCAAATTTATTTGAGCATAGATTTAGCAAAGCGGGCGATTCAGGACAAATATTATCTTGAAGCGCTTGCTTTCAATATTCTTATAAAGAAAGAATTTGTCTCATCGTCATTACATTGTGCAACCGTACGAGGCTGTCGTGAAAGATTCGGGTTCGGCATGAACAAGATGTCCCGCATACTTCGCAACGGTCAGGCTTATGGGCTTCTAAGAGTCGATACAATCCCGTCGGGCAAAATCCTTGTGGCAACGAAGATTAAGGGTAAAGGATACAACGTAAGGTTGGATTTTGAAGATAGGGAATATCGTCTTTCAGAAATCATCGATATGATACGCAATTCGGTATTGCTTAATCACATCAAAATTCAAAATTTGGTAACGGATACGTTAAAAAGTGCGGAAAACCCGTCAAGCATGAAAATGCAAAGATGGGCAAAGAAAAAATTAAAACGCATGGCCGTCGATCCAAAAAAAAGAATGCCCGATGGGTTAAGCAATGCGAGAATTGCGGAGATTACCAATTCTAATCTATATCGTGCGAAAATATTAATTCGCAAGCTTGTAGCTTCAGGAAAGGTAATCATGGAGGAAGTGGTGAAACCGACGGGAATCAAGCACGATTATTATTATAAGGACTTTGAAAAGTGGAGGAAAAAAACCGGCGGTTTCGGCTACTTATTTTGGCGCAAAGAAAAAGATGAATATGGGAGAACCATAGGATATGAACTTTACGCAAGAACATCAAATAGATATATCTATAATTGTGATGCAATTAAAAAATTCATATAATTTTTTTTGCTTGTTACTAAAAATTTAACCCTATTAAAGTGCGGAAATACTGGTTAAATATACTTGGATATACTCATGAGATACTCGAGATATACATAGAGAGAATAATTAGAGATACTAAGAGAAACCAAGAGAGTAACTAAGAGAATAACCAAGAGATTAATCAAGTGAAAGAAAAAAAAGAAAGAAAAAAATAAAAAAAAGTCCAATTTGCAACGAAAACATAAAGATTATTAAACAAAATTAATTCGTTTGGATTGTGAGAAAATATGATTTATATTTGCAGAAAAGAAACAAAATGAAAAGAAAGAAATCAATCAAATATGTAAACCCATTAATCTTGGGTAAAGCAGTAAAGTTAGCAATCGAGTATTGTAGAATATACGGTTTCGATTTTCATACTCACGTTATTCACCGTAAAGACAATGGTAAGATAACCGGGCTTTACATCCTTAATGAGGGATTGGAGACTGCTATAAAAACGATAGAACTATAATGCAATTAATTTTTCTTTCTCAAGAATGTGTTTTCATAACTTTAAGCGGACAAGGTCGTCGTGAGACGCCCGGCATTCGGCCTCGTAGTCGGTACACATTAGGTTCGAATCCTAAGAGGCCACAAAAATTCGATCTTTGTTGTTTTTTACTGCTCATTTAAAAGACTTGCGGACAAATGGCGTCGTGAGACGTCATGCACACGGTCTCATAGCGCAATTGGTAGAGCACATCGCTCATAACGATAAGGATACAGGTTCGAATCCTGTTGAGACCACAAAGAAATATGTGCTTGAAATGATATATAGCACAGAAAGTCCAGCACCTCAACGTGGGGTAGATATAATAATAGTCAAAGGCAGGATGATTTGCTGGCAATCTACTGTCAAAGATTAGGGGATTATTACTGTCTAATCAGCGAGCGGTGAGAAAACTACTCCGCTCATTTTAAAAACTAAAAAAATAGTGATATGCTTTATGAACTAATTTCCGAATTCGCTAAATGGCTGTCTAAGGCCGACGAAACACAAATAAACAATGGCAAAGTGTTCTTAGTGTGTGATTTTTTAGTGATTGATATTGCGTTTTGTAACGACAAAATAAGTATAGAAAATATTTTTGATATCCACAATAATAGAACACTTAGTTTTGATGAACTGGATATGGATATCAATTTGTTTTTTGAAATAACTTCAAAACTATTGAAAAACAGGAAAAAAGAATTACAAAAACAACGAATAATAGAACTAAGTAACGAAGAACCCTATAAATAACAAAATTATGGAATTAAACGACAAATTATTAATTATCCAAAGTAAACTAAAAGCGCCAAAGAATCAGTATAACGACTTCAACAAATTCTATTATCGTTCGGCTGAAGATATTTTAGAAGCGCTTAAACCTTTACTTAAAGAAGTCGGATGTACTTTAACAATATCCGATGAAATTGTAGTTGTAGCCGAAAGGGTGTACGTAAAGGCCATCGCTACACTTTCCGACGGTAAGGACAATATAAGCACAACCGCATTTGCACGTGAAGAAGAATCAAAAAAGGGCATGGATGCCGCACAAATTACCGGCGCAGCTTCGTCTTACGCTCGAAAATACGCTTTAAATGGGTTATTCTGTATCGACGATACAAAAGACCCTGATTCGACCAATAAACATGGTAAGGACGAATCCAAACCTGAACCGACACCTGCCAAACCTGTGGCTAAACCTGCGGCAAAACCGGCTACAAAACCGATTGAAAATACCGAAAATGAGCTTAAACAAGCCGAAAAAGCATTATCTTTGTGTAAGGATAATAGTTCAATAGATGAGGTCGTAAAGACATTTAAAACGTTGTGGAAAAACGAGGAGTTCAAGAAACTTGTAGAACAAGCAAGAAATCGGGTGAAATGATAGAGTTAAGAGAATCTGGGGTTGTCTTCATAAAAGACGGTCATACCTATTGGCTTGGCGATAAACAGCTATTCGGTATAACAGGCGTTCTAAGCAGGCAACTGTTTAAAAATAAATATGCTGGTGTATCAGATGATATGCTAAAAAGAAAAGCCGAATACGGGACCGAGATTCACGAAGCATTGCAATTATACGACGACTTCGGAATTATCGACCGTAAAGAAGTAGAATGGTACGCCGATTTGGTGGATGAAGTAGGATTCGATGTAATCGAGAACGAATATCTTGTTACCGATTACGATTACTATGCTTCTGGTATAGATAAGGTAATCTCACTTGAAGGTGAAGTGTGTTTGGCCGACGTAAAGACAACTTACGTCCTGGATGAAGAATACCTTAGTTGGCAATTATCGATATACAAGTATCTTTTCAACATCCTCAACCCGGATATCGAGATTGGCGGATTGTACGCTATTTGGATTAAGGACGGAGCGAAGTTTATTAAGATACCCGAGATTGCACAAGAAGAAGTAAAAAAACTTCTCGAATGCGACAAGAACGGAGAACAATATACACCTGTATCGATTGTGCCAAAAGAGTATGAAGACAAGGCGCTTGAATTGGTCAAAAACATCGCAGAAATTGCCGAACAAATAGAAACATTGAACGAATTGAAGAAACAATATCAATCAAACATAGAAGAATTGTTTTCTAGGTTCAACATCACAAAATGGGAGACAGATTACTTCATCATCACCAAACGAAAAGATTCTGTCAGGGAGAACTTCGACACGAAGAAATTCAAAGAAGATCATCCAGAATTAGCGAAAGAATATATAAAAACATCACCCGTAAAAGGGGGTATAGTTACACAACTAAAAAAATAACCAATTAAAACAAAAGAAAATGACGACAAAAAAACAAACAGAAGGAGATTTATTAACTTTCTCAGACATGATAGATGTCTTGCATAAAAACATCGATGCTTTGAACAAGAAAATGGCAGAAGCCGATAGATTAATTGAAAGATTAAATGATGCGGCAAAAAAAATAGACAACAATTTTGATTTGTCTAATCGATATGGATTTGTAGATGACGAGATGTATTATATAGGATATGCAAGCGGCCGTGTTTATCGTAGGCCAATGAATAAAACTATTTTAAGAAAGATAGAGAATATCAGAAATCTTAATTGGAAAGAAATAGGTGAGGTAGGAGATTATTTTATATACGGTAAGGTGGTCGATGATGAAAATGTTGACAACGCTTAAAACACAACGATTCAAAGAAGAACATCCCGATATGGCGAATGAATATATAAAATTAACGCCAGTAAAAGGCGGAATAACAACTAAACTTAAAAAATAAATAACTAAATTTAAAAATTATGGCTTACGAACAAAGACCCGGAACGGGCATTATCTGGAAGAACGACAAATACGTACCAGGCGGTAATCAGCCTTATGCAAAAGGTACAATAAAAGATTTGAACGGCAACGACGTGGATGTAGCGCTTTGGATACCAAAAAGTGATAAGATTAAGGGTTTTAATTTAACAATGAAACCTGTTTACAGAAAAGAAGAAATAGAAGAAACAGAAGAAGAAACCGATTTACCTTTTTAATTATGAAAGAACAATTTAAGAAAGCGGCCGAAATAGCCGAAAAACTAGGATGGGACGATATTTACGAAATAAACGTAACGAATAATAACATTACCATCAATGCGTCTTTTTCAGACGACATAGTCCCTAGAATCTTTAAATTAGGATTCGAAGACGAAACACGTGATGAAGACGAATTCTTTTTCTTTAAACATAATAATGTTACGGTGGTTTTAACCGATTAGTATGGACTTGGTTAATCAATTGATCGCCCTTCAACAACAACTAACGGCATCGATAGGTAAGTTGAAGCAAAACGGTGTCGCCCTTGCAGCTGCTGAACGTGATTATAAGATTGCGTTAAACAAAAGGGTGTTGGAGTTAAGGAATGAAGGTATGGCCGTAACGTTGATTCAACTAATCATTTACGGCGAACGTGAAATTGCCGAACTACGTTTCAAAAGGGATGTAGCTAAGGTTGTTTATGATACCAACATTGAGCATATTAACGGCACGAAGCTTCAGATGAGGATATTGGAGAGCCAGATAAACCGAGAATGGGGATATAGTGATAATAATTAAAAAAAATCAATATGAAATACTTGTATACCATTTATTATTTGGCAACGTTTAAAGATAGTCCAATATTGCATCGTGGATTTGCAACATTAGAAGAACAAAGCGATGAATTGGATAAGGATTATCTTATAGAAGAATGCAGGAAACAATTTCTCCTAACTTTAGACAAGCTTGGTAAGGACGAAAAAGATATAGTGTCTTTTAAGTGTA